TCACCTATGAAGTGTCCTTTGCCTTTAGCTCGACCCATGTTCCCTCTAGGTCCGCGGGCAGGAAGTTGTTTATCCCGTATTCCGCCCTCGGACATGAGGTGTTGCTTGTACCTGATCTCTTTCTCTCGTTTTGAGAGACCACGGTACTTCGGTCTTGATTCAAAGCTTGCTTTTGATACAACCATCTTTTAATTGGACGCCCTAAGTCCAGAGATGGTTCCCAATCGAAGTTGGGGAAATTTGAAATATTATACCAGTAAGTTGTGCTGGTATGGGATCCACCGCACATAGCCGACTGTACATCGTTGGAACACGGAAGTGAGCCGTGCAGTCTGTTGACATTCCGTTGCTTGGGTACATGCATCCACGAGCATAAACTTATTACTGAAACAACAGTTTTGGCTCATTAATCCAACGACCCCATGCCACCTTAATTATTTGAATTCGGGGTGACGCCGAATTTTGCGGGACTCACTACCAGGGGGACCAATATCGCCCAGGGAGCTTATTACCTTCAACATGTTGTATGTTGTTGTATAATGCTTCAAGTTCCTTCTGAGCTCCAGGTGGAACACCAGTAGTGAGTTCGAAACTATCACGATCTTCGTCTGAGTACTTGATTTCATCAAAATTAATTGCCCTCTCCTTGACGGAGGACATTTTTGTGAGATCTTTTTCCTTCAGACGAGTGTAATATGAATAGTTCGACACATATAGAAAAGCAAGATGTTTCTTCTTGAACTTTCGTAGACCACTAAGTCTTACTAAGCTTCTGTAGTAACATTCATAGACTGGTACGCCCTTATTTGCATGGCAACCACCCATTCCTACAGCAAACATCCTATCACGTGCTTCTCCTTCCATACACATCATCATTGCATCCTTGAGCAGACAACTTGGTGGTCTGATCATCGTCCAATGTCCATCCACGAACACCGGACTATGTCTACAAAATGAAATGTTGTTAAATATCCTTACTGGTTCTTTTGTCTCAACCTTTAGTATATAACCAAAATCATGCATATAATCTTGCATGTGGTCAAGGTTGGGCATAGAACCAATGTCGCATATAATTGAAAAATCGTCACCACAGTCCATAGGTTCTATGGTG